CAGTCTATTTCATCCAATCCCTCATCAAACACTGTTGTCTGAGAAGGCTCCTCTATTGGTGTCTTGTGGTAGTGATGCATTCCATAGGCAAGTGCGCCTAAAATAAGTAAAGCTTCCATTTTCTCCTCCTAGCTTAATCCCCTTTAGTTTTAAAAAATTAACCGCTAAACATGGATCCTATATTTTGTATAAACGACTCTCCAGAAAACGGTTGTACGGATTTTTTCTTAGTGCCTGTAAAGGTTCTAGCGGGTGCCTCTGGGCTGCCTGAATAAGTTCTTCCTGTTCTCTTATCCATATAGCCCCCTGGAACCGCAACAAAGTCTCCACCCAGAGATTTAACTGCCATACCTAAATCATCCAGAACTCCTGCCGTTTCAAAAGCTGGTTCCATCGCACCTATACCTTCTGTAAATCCACCTGTAAGAGCATCTCTAATACGATTAGGATCTAAGGATGACTGTTGTTCAACTTCTGTTGATGACTGTTGGTTAGATCTAAGAGCATCTATTTTAGCCTGATTTCTCGCTCTTTCTCTAGCTATTGTAGCATTTCTTCCCGATCTCATTGCTTCCGCTGCTGCGGCATTTCCAGCAGCATTTATCGCGTCTCGTTGTGCCGGGCTGAAGTCCGCTGAAGTCCCAGTTAGAAACTCACTTGTAACTGTGGGTGCTGCCTGCACTCCTGGCAAGCCCGTACCAAAGGCATCCATTATCTGTTGCGTTTCTGGTGTTGGTGCTGGTGCAAACCTGCTTTCAAATCCTGCTAGATCTGGACTAGCTCCACGCGGCATGAAGTCCAGTGAACTTGTGGATACCACTGGTGCTGGCGTAAACAGATCCTCGATTGTCTCTGGTATCTTCATGATATTCGTTTTGAAATTATCAAAGACTGAGCGCTCTTTCGGAACAGAGGCTTGTGCTTGTGCTTGTGCTTGTGCTTGTGCTGCTGCTCGTGCTCGTCTACCTTGCTCTGGATCTAGTGTGTTAAAGAAATCACCAGCACCAGTGAAGAGTCCCCCAACAACATTCTCTAATGCTCCGATACCCTGATTGATACCCTGAGTGAGTGTTCCAAAAGGAGAGAAATCACCTGATTCTGTTGCATCCGCTGGACGAAAACCAGGAGTTGCCTGTCCTCCGGTTAGCGCACCAAGATTTTGAGAAGCCACGTTAAACGTCTCACTAGGCTCAAAGCCTGCGGTTTTATTTGAAAGCTGATCAGCTAAAATACCGAGTGGAGTCGGCATCGCTAAAAGCGCCAGAGTATCCGTAGGACTGCGCTTCACATTGTATGTAGATGTCGGGCCATAGGCTGTCTCAAAACTTCTTGGAAAAAGACCGGATTGAAGCCCTGATCTCAATCTCCCCGGAGTCGTAACACTGGCATCTGGAAAGGCGGGGTTAAAGCCTAAACGTCCTCTTATGTTCTGAGGATTTGCAAACTTTGAGAACTGATTGCTAGCTATCTGTGCCCTGGCTCGAGGACTTAGATTGCTTCTGTAATCTATGTTTCTTGGATCAATACCAAATCTTCTGCTCATTACCCCTTCGAAACCATAAGGATTTCTAGCAGTTATACCCATGGTAGCATCATATGCACCCCTGCCCAAACCACGACCTGTGCCATCTGTGCCAAAGGGATCACCTGCATAAAAGTCTCTTAGACCAGCTAACCCGGCTCTGGCATTTGCGTAGCTATCTCTGGCGGCGGTGTATTGACCGTCACCCATATAGTTTCTTCCGTATTCAAATCCTCTATCATCTCCGCCCCGTTTAGCAAAGTCACCCATGGCGATATCTTGTTGTAGACTCTGATCATAGTTTTCATCATCAGCGCGATCGGCGTCTGTTATACCACTGGTATCTACTGTTGATCTACCGCCATCAAATGCGTCTACATGACCATCAAATGCGGGTATACCCGCCGGACCCGGTCTACCAGAACCTCCAAGAAGCTGTAATATACCTGCCTCTTGTGGAGTAATGTACGACAACATGTGATCTTGCCCAGCAATCTGGGTGCGACGCGGAACAGCAGAGTCGCCCCGACGCATCTTCATCACTCTGTCGATAGGTTCAAACATTATTTGATTTGTACTTTTCTTGGTTCAGCCATGTATGCTTTGCCCATGCCAGCCACGAACTTATTGTCCTTTTCTTGCACAAGGACTTTTCCTAATCCTGCTTTTACTGGTTTTGTTTTTGTATCAGCCATAGTTGCCTCCAGTATGTTTGAGCCGCCGTCTTTACGTCGGCGTCCTTCATTTATAAGCTTTTTTGCCTGATTAGTCGATACACCAATATCTTTTGCAAACTGTGCTGCTCTAGGTCGCGCCATTATTTTTTACTCATCCAAGCTGTTGTGCCCATATATGCGCCGACAATGCCTGCTCCACTAAGGAATATAAGGTCAGTGACAGCGCCTAATCCTTCCAGCTTCTCTGCCGAACACCATGGAGATGCCAAGAATACAGCATAGCAACCCATGAATATCAGAGTGTATCTTGCCATACGCAACTGCGCTACATTTTTTCTAAGCTCAGTCTCGGTCTTCTTGATATCCTTGGCGTGTTCAAGCTCCTCGTCGGTAACTACCCCGTCGCCATCCATATCGTATTGGTTGTAGTCGCTGTCTTTCTCTAGGGATTTTTGCATCACTTCTTCCCAAAAAACTTGGTCGCTGCTCTTGTTCCAAAACTAGCCGCCACAATAGTTCCCAAAGTATACTGATAGTAATCCGGCATGGACTCAAGAGCGGCAAAACCATTCGTGACTATCTCCCTGCCCCAGTCACCACAGAATGAAAGTATAAGCGGGATCGAAAACAAAATAGTAAGCCATTCGTCTTTCCAGCTATGTGCAGAAGCATCAGCCATTTTGAGATCCCAGTCAATCTCTCCTGTAGCTTTCTTCTGCATTATGACAGCTTCCGCCTGGGCTTTAGCAACCTTCGCACCAGTCACAGCCTTCTTCTCTTCGACTTTGCCCTCGAGCCATGTGCCAGCTAAATTAGCTATCGGTCCTAGAAACTGTATCATTCTTCTGCGTCCATAATCTCTAATATTTCACCCTGCGACATTCGCACTCTAAGTTCTTTACATGACCATCGTTTATCGAAATTCTGTGATGGCCCGACATTTCTTTTGATTTTCCTACGCACTCTCAAACACTCTGACAAATTTTTGTAGGGCGTGTATTCAATGGCCTTGTTATCTGGCCCAGCCATAAGCAGTAATACAAACGTAAGCTCAATCATTCTTGATTCACCAACTTTTCAATATTGTCCTCAATCTTTGTGAGCCGCCTGTCGTAGAACTCCAAGACCAGTTTCTGTTGCTGGTCGTGTGGTGCGTTACCTGATTCTATGTTTTCTGCTAGTTTTTCTAGCTCTCCAGCCAAATGCTCGATCATCATAAACTGTTCGCTGTCTGCTGGCAGACTACCCATCTCACCTCTAGGCCACTTAATACGGAACTCTGTATTCATATTCAGATCTGTTTCCATCAGAATCAGCTTGTTCTCGATAGTGTTAAGACGTTCAATAACTCCAAAATAAGCCCATGTGCCAACTGTTGCAGCTATGAGCAACGCAATCAAATTGCGTATTGGCATAGCCAGTTCGGTATTTTCGCTGAGTTTTGGCATGAGTCACTGTTCTACCTATCACGTTTCAAATCAGCCTGCGTATTAATCCGATACACATTTACATCGTTTCTGTCATTTGCAATCTGCTCCTGCAAAGCCTGACGCTGCATGGCCAGATCATATGACTGCTGTAGCTTGGCCTGATCAATCTGGAAGTCCAGAGCATCGTTCTGCATCTTACGCTGTATCTCAGCCGTATCGTTCTGCAACTCCTGCTGACGGATCTGAACCAGCGGATCAGGTGGTGTCTGAGGTTTGAGCATAGGAGCAAGCTGTTCCAAAGTCTCTGCAATCTGCTGTGCTACCGCAGCTTCTGCCGCATCAGGATTGATTTGTGGTGGCTGCTGCCCTGCTGCTATGGATTCTTGTATGCCTTTTTCAAGCATTTCCTTAATAACATCCCTGGCAAATATACTGACATGATCCTGTATGTGCGACTGCAATATTAAAAATGCCTGCGGATTCGCCTGTATGGCAGGTGATTGAATCATGGCAACGTGCACTCTGATATGCGCCATACTGTCCTGCTGCGGGAATGCCTGCAACTGTTGACCTTTCAGAGCCAAACCATTCTCTGTTGCCGGATCTTTTGGTGCAGGTGGTTGTGGTGGTGGCAGGATAGAGTCGATGTTCTTTACATCCAGCGCATCATACATCCGGCGGTAGGCTTCATACAGATTGTGCATCTGCGGTGCGGCCTGGGCCAGTTGCAACTGTGTTTGTGCAAGTGACAAACGCTGGGCCATAGAAAAGATGGACGGGTCAGACACTGGGAGGATATCTACCCGCCCATCAAAATCCTGCGCCATTATCATCGGATTCACGTTCTGACCAACGGAATAAGGATAAGGCATAGGATTATTGGCAAAGATCTCTGCCAGCATGCGGAACTCGTTCTTCTGAGCATAATGCAGCCGTTTGTGAATACTCGAGATTACTTTTGATCCCTGTTCGATAAGGGCCACTGTAGTTCCCACGGGAGCATTGGAGTTGATATCTGCGACTTTGGTGTCCGTAACCTGTGCAAATCTTCGGCCCGAATCAACGACCACCCCAAGTAACTGAGCCAGCGTTCCAGAAGGCTCCTTGTATGGGAGAGGTATAATAGCATTCCTAATATCACCGCTAGGGGCATCAAGATCACGAAACTCACCCGGATTAACAGGCTCGTCATCATTCCTAATGCGGACCCCCCGAGCCTTGAAACCACCCGGTAGATTCGAGAGCGTACCAGCATCGATAAGCTGACGGAGTATAGACGTTGCAGCACGAGACAATCCTCCTATCATGTGTAGCAAACCAAAGCCATAGAACCCGAAACCGGGCAAAAACTTGTAATGTACAAAATACTGACGCTTGCGACGAAGCGGATCTTCCTCACGAAAGTTGCGTACTATCGAAAGAATCTCTCCCGAAGCTTCGTCCATAGTGACGATATAGGGTAGTTTGATACCTGTTGGCTCACCTTGCGGGTCCACATCCTCAAATCCCTCAAGATCCAAATCCACATGGATCTCAAAGAGTGTAAACATCTCATCAGAATACCCAGAACGTAGACCCTGAATCTCGTCAGCTTTGCCACGGATTGTTGAGTCAGACTGGTCATCGTCGCTCGGAGATAAGTCAACATCTCTATATATCCCTCCTACCTGCATCTTGCGGATCTCGTTTTCGCTCATCCGCACTACATGTGTATATCGCTCCGCTGTTCTCAAATCAGATGCATGATACGGAACAACCAAATCTTCGGCAGGAACAAACTTCGATACTGCTCTCTGCTTTGTCTGGTCAAAGTAAACTTTCTTGAACGTAGATCCGGTAATCGGCAAATAGAACAGCATCTGATCCGTGTCTTGATCAAACTCCTCCATCACTTCCGTGATCTGAAAGTTCATGAAATCCTTTACACGTTGAGCCTGTTCCTCGACCATACGGTTCTGATCGCCCAGAATCTGCGTCTTTACAGGACCGCCCGGTGGCAACATCTCTTTGTATGCTTGCGCCTGAAACTGCGTAATCGCCTCAGATAACACAGGGTGCGTTACACCACTTGCCCCCATGAACGGCTCAGACCGCTCATCGTAATTAATACCAAGTAACGTCAGACCCTTTGAGATGGCCTCTTCCCACTCGGAGCGGCCCTCTTTGT